CCTCCACCGCTACCGGCAGTTCCTAACGGACTCTTAGTACCACCATTACCGCCGCCGCTAGGTTCGCCCGGAAACGAATTTGGTGGAGCCCCACTACCACCAGCACCGCCGACTCCAGAAATACCACTTGTGCCACTCATGCCTGGAATACCATTTTTCCAGGTACCAATACCGGCACCACCTGGTATATTCGGACCTAGGTTATCGCTAGCACTGCCGCCACCGCCGCCACCGTAAAATCCGATACCGCCAGGACCACCATCATCACCTTGAGCGACCGGTTGCCCGCCACCACCACCGCCGCCAGAAGCTCTAATTAAAAGTCCTGATATACTACCAGTAACGGTTGTGGTACCGCCGTTACCACCATTGGAACCATTGCCAGTGGTTCCAATGCCAGGTAAACCTCCAGCTCCTACAACTATAGTTAAAATTTCACCAGGTACTAACGAAACTGTTCTCTGCTGCCAGTCGCCAGAACCACCACCGCCGCCACCGCCACCATTGTTATTAAAAATTCCAGCACCCCCACCACCACCGCCACCACCACCACCGCCTTGCGCTACTAAAGTTAAAGTAACTACAGAGTTAGGTACCCGATATGTATTTGAAACTGCAGGATTATCAAATAGAGCTGATACAATTATAGGACCAGTAGGTCCAGTTGGGCACGGCATTGGACCGGTTGATCCGGTTACACCAGTTGGACCAATGACACCGGTAGGACCAGTGGTAGAAGCCCCTGTAGGACCAGTGGTACCCATAGTACCGCTTGGTCCAGTAGGTCCAGTAGGTCCGGTAGGTCCCATACCTGTGGGTCCAGTAGTTCCAGACAAACCAGTAGGACCAGTAAATCCAGTTGGTCCGCTAGGTCCACTACCTGTAGGTCCAGTGGTAGGTGAACCGGTAGGTCCAGTTTGACCCCGTGGTCCGGTGATTCCAGTTGGCCCGGTGATTCCAGTTGGTCCGGTAGGACCTGTAGGGCTAGTTCCAGTCGGTCCAGTCGTCTCAGCTGGACCAGTCGATCCGGTCTCACCAGTTGGGCCAGTTTCGCCGGTGGGGCCAGTTTCACCAGTAGGTCCAGTTTCTCCTGTGGGCCCAGTTTCGCCAGTTGGTCCGTTGGGTCCAGTTTCGCCAGTGGGTCCAGTTTCTCCTGTGGGTCCAGTGGGTCCAGTTTCGCCTGTGGGTCCAGTGGGTCCAGTTTCACCAGTTGGTCCAGTTTCGCCTGTGGGTCCAGTTTCACCAGTTGGTCCAGTGAGTCCAGTTTCACCAGTTGGTCCAGTCTCACCCGTGGGTCCAGTTTCGCCTGTGGGTCCAGTCACTCCTGTGGGTCCGGTCTCACCTGTGGGTCCAGTCTCGCCTGTGGGTCCGGTCTCGCCTGTGGGTCCGGTCTCGCCTGTGGGTCCGGTCTCACCAGTCACTCCTGTGGGTCCAGTTTCGCCAGTGGGTCCGGTCTCGCCTGTGGGTCCGGTCTCGCCTGTGGGTCCAGTCACTCCTGTGGGTCCAGTCACTCCTGTGGGATCAGTGGTCCCAGTTTCACCTGTGGGTCCAGTCACTCCTGTGGGTCCAGTCACTCCTGTGGGACCAGTGGTCCCAGTTTCGCCTGTAGGACCCGTCTCACCCGTGGGTCCGGTTTCTCCTGTTGGACCCGTCTCTCCTGTGGGGCCAGTGGTCCCAGTTTCGCCTGTAGGACCCGTCTCACCCGTGGGTCCGGTTTCTCCTATTGGACCCGTCTCTCCTGTGGGGCCAGTGGTCCCAGTTTCGCCTGTAGGACCCGTCTCACCCGTGGGTCCGGTTTCTCCTGTTGGACCCGTCTCTCCTGTGGGGCCAGTGGTCCCAGTTTCACCGGTCGGTCCAGTTAAACCGGTACCACCGGTAGCTCCAGTCGGTCCTGTAGGACCAGTAGCTCCGGTAGAACCGGTTTGGCCAGTAACTCCAGACGGCCCAGTATCACCAGTACCACCGGTAGCTCCGGTCGGTCCTGTATGACCAGTATCTCCGCTAGGACCAGTAGCTCCGCTAGGACCAGTTGGACCAGTAGCTCCGCTAGGACCGGTTAATCCCGTTGGTCCAGTAAAGCCAGTAGGACCAGTAGCTCCGGTAACTCCGCTAGGACCGGTTGATCCCGTATTCCCAGCCGGACCAGACAATCCTGTAGGACCGGTAGCTCCAGTAAAACCAGTTGGGCCAGTAGTTCCGCTAGGACCGGTTGATCCCGTTGGTCCAGTATTGCCTGGTGGACCCTGGGAACCGGGTGGACCTGTATCTCCAGTATTGCCTGGTGGACCCTGGGCACCAGGTGGACCTGTATCTCCAGTCGGGCCAGTAGACCCTTGAGGGCCGGTTGGACCTGTAAAAGACATACCAGTAGGACCCGTCGGGCCAGTAGACCCTTGAGGGCCGGTTGGACCTGTAAAAGACATACCAGTAGGACCCGTGACATTTGGACCGGTAGGGCCAGTAGATCCAGTAGGTCCTGTATTTCCGTCGCCGGTGGCTCCAGTGGCTCCAGTAGCACCGATAAATCCCAAAAGATTTGTTGGCCCAGTTGCGCCAGTAGGACCGATTACACCTGGATTACCGGTAGGTCCTGTATCACCTGTAGATCCCATAGATCCAGTAGGACCAGTGGTACCACCTGAGGGTCCCGTAGGTCCGGTTAAACCGGTTGGCCCGGTGGGACCTACAATGTCTATAGGTCCCGTTGGCCCTGTGGGAGCCACAATAATAATCTTACACCTATCACATTCAGTAACATTATGCTTAGCACATGGTATTTTGGAATGTTGTCTTTTATGCTTTCGGCTACGACGGTTATAATATCCACCTATAGATTGTTCGTTATCATCATAATGACGATAACTCATCCTATTTATTACAATCCTGTAAATTTGAGCGAATAACTTGATTCTAGAATCAAGTTAACGAATAGTTTTGATATTTACCGTTCATGGTATGGGTTAATTAGGATCTTCGTACAGTTCTTTTAATAGTTTGCCTTTTCGATTATTTCTGAGCCAACGTTTTAGTGACGCCCTAATATCACTATAGTCGACTGACCTGGATCTAGATCTATCAGTAAGCCATGACTTGAAGTCTCTAGGGTGATTTCTTTCAAATTCAACCATATCATCGTGATCTGCAGCTTGAATCATCTCTCTAATCTTTTTACGTTTTACGTCTTCACTGACGAGATCTTCAACTTTAGGCCGGAGGGAGATAATAGCCCCTATTACTTTGTAATAAATCTCAGCCATAAGATCTTCATGTGGACCGGATTGGGTAACTGGGCCCTTCGTGGTTATCGTGAACGTATGTTCCTTCTTAGTTTTAGCATTTCTCCAGATTTTATTTACATACTCTTCGGGTACATCGAATGGGGCTGAAATTTTAACCCTCCTAGTACTGTCATTTTGATATGTAGATATGCATCCTTTATAAAAATCACAACTGTTAAACAAATTTGACAGATTTCGTTGCAATCTGAAATTTAGCACATAGAACCCCAGACCATAGTTATAATTGACCATAGACCTAGCTACTTCTTTGTAAGTCAAAGACTTTTCAGTCACTTTAATATCCGGATTGTTGATCAGGTTTTCGACGATATCAAATATATGCTCAATATAACAGTATTGATACCCATGAAATTTAGCTTCTGCGATTTTGGGACCCAAAATCGCATAAATTTTAGGGTCAATCTGATTCCACGGTCCAGTCGGGATATTAATGGATTCAAATCTCGTCATTATTATATCGCCATGCCCACCGCTGTTTAGGTTTGGTTTAAATATCGTCTCAACAGGTCCTTTAGACTGTAATCTTAACACCCCGATGGTTTTAAGACTTTTCTGGGGTTTAGATCTCATATACTCAACAAAATCACAGACCTCGTTAATAAGAATTATAAGATAGTCAATCGCTTCAATCACCATTTCGTCAGATGTCGAACCACACATCTGAATCTTGGAAGTTGATAATTTTAGATTAATATTCTTAACGCTAGTAACGATATCCATAGTTACTGCATTTTTGAAGGCGCCACCGGTACATCTTAAACCTCTGAAATATTTACCTATTTTCGGAAACTCAAATCCTGCCGCTACAATGTTACCGACTTCCTCTTCGAAGTATGGCAACTGGATCTTTTTGTTCTTACCGTTCTTCTTTACAAAATTATCCGGGTGAGGATCCCATTCGCTTTTATATTCTTGAGGGTTAACTGATCTAATCAGACAAAATATAGCAGCTTTGTTGACTTCTGAACTCAATATCACGGTTTGAGTCATAGTAGTTACTTTGAATTTGTCAAAGTTGGGCATTTCGACGTTAACAGTCTTAGAAATACCTTCGGTTTCACTCAAATCTCCGGAATAATAATCTGGATTTGGTAGTGTTACTTTGACCATATCATCATCAATCGGGGATACCTCCATATTTTAAAACTTTAAGATCTTTGTGAAATGTTTTAAGTATGTTCATTTTCAAACTTAAACGTCATTTTGAAATATAAACCGGACCGGTTTATGATGTCTTAAATACTCTGAAAACATTTAAAACTGATATTTTTAAGGTCTGTTTGTAGGTTACAAACCTAGACATAAAATGCTGTCCCGAGCTGATTTATTAGAAAAGGTGAACCAAGGACTATCCGTGAAACAGATATCTGATCAAATCGAGGGTATCACTCTTAATCAAATTAGATCGCTAGTTGAAGAGTACGATCTAGAAAGTTGTCTCCATGATAGATCACACTACAGGTGGACAGACGACGAAATTGATCAATTGGTATCAGAATGGTTAACCGAACCTCAACCTTCGATTGAAGATGTGGCAAAAATTCATAAACGATCGGTAGGTGCGATAAGCACCCGGATTAAATATTTGATAAAGTCAGGTCGCTTAGCTCCATCTGCCAAACCACATAACAAATCTAAGAAATGGAAATTCGAAGAAATTGGCCAACTCAAAAAGTTGGTCGAACAGGGTAAAGATTGGTCAGAAATTGCTAGTACTCTCGACAGATCCGAGTCTTCAGTTAAAACTAAGTTTCAAAAAGAACAGAGACGTGCTGCTAAGAAATCTAAGGACGACGTCGTCGAGATCATGATATCCGGTAGTGGTCTTAACACTTGTATCAAAATACCAAGAGGAAAAGTAAACATTGCCATCCCTTCATTCGGATGGGAAACTACTGTCTCCGGTTCTAAGTAGCGAAAATTAAACCCTATATCAGTATAGGGTTTATAATAATGTTTATGCATAATGGACACAGTCTATGAACATTAACTGACAAAGTCTATCTTTGAGGCTCGAAAATTTGAAATTAATGGGTATATCAATGGGTTCATTGGATTCAGGTAAATCTGATAGTGGGCTTAATGTTAATATTTTTTGACCAACCGAGATATAAGATTTTTTAAGAATATTAACATCAGTTGTTGTTAACGGTGAATTTTTACCATCTTTGATTTTACCGACAGCACATAAAAGTCCACATTTTTCGATTACGGCAATAGTACCTGATATACCAGATAAACCTCCAGTTACGAACCATACGTTCGATTCTGCGGCATTTGTAAATCTTAATTCACACATTATCCCGATTTTTTGTCGGCAACCTGTAAATACCACACAATTATTTATTATGTTTTGACATTTTTATTGAATCGCCCAACGAAAATGATTTTTGGAGTATTCGTAATTTCACGCAAATGGTCGTTCAAACGGTGATTACAATGATTTATACAGAAAATGCACCACAAGTTATCGGTATCACCGGAGAACTAACTGGGACTCAGTTTCAAATTTTACGCGAAGGCATTGGCGCGGAGTTCGATAGTGACGCAGTCGTAAGGGTGAATATGATCCTTGGCGAACTTGACGGATTATGGGACCCAGATTTTTACGATCAGCAGATTGAACATATAATTGAACCTGACAGAATAATAAATTTGGACGATACTAACTGGCCTCAGCATCCGGTAAATACGTTCACGTATATCATCGAATAAAAAACCATCACTGGTGATGGTTTTAACCTGGGAAATTTACAGATCATCTTTGAGACTTTTTGTAACTGGACCTTGTAGTTCCCTAATTTTAACTTCACGCAATCGAGTGCGACCGGTTTTGTAGAATTCAATACCATAACTACAAGGAATGCTATTAGGTAGTCCGTCGTGATACGGTGACAATTCGCCATGATAGTTAAGACCATACCAATTACCATCTTCAATATAGTAACCGCTGCGAACGTCCTTCACTGATACTTTAACGAAATCAATATCTTTAGAATCAAACATTACTCTGATACCTCTAGCGATTCCATTTTCAGAGACTATACAACTGATGTCACCGTTCTTGAACAAGATAGCTTTACTATTGGACACATTAACCCCGATACAATCAGCGCCTCTATACCCAGGTACTTTTTGAGCGTCATGTGATATACTGTAATCTCCACTATATTCATCATTACCTAATTTCCCAATATTCGTCAAATCTCGAACACAAAAGTTTTCGACTAGACCGTCAACGACCCCGTCAATTCTGAGTCCAATAACACCTTTGTTCATATGAAACATACCATCTCCGTTACATTTCCATCTCAAATGGTATCTACCTGAACGGTGGCCGTGAGTGGCCCAATCTACAATATCTTGAGTGATACCAAAGGTGCCGTATTTAATACCTAAACGATTGATGGGTCTGGCCATCGCGATTTGCAGATGACTTAGTAGAGTACCGTGATAGTACCTGTCATCGGGTCCACCCCCGTGTGATACTTGGTCGAACTGGAATACTGCCCCGGCCGGTCCTGATTGGACTTTTTCGCCACTAGCAGTTACTACTCCCGGGATCTCTTTAACATTACTCTTAATATCAAAGATTTTAACGTTTTCGATATGCAAACCGGTAACCAGTTGCTCTTCGGGTACATCACTCATAAATTCATCCACAGCTGGGCCCAGTGGATGAATCAAGATACCATAAGCATTACCATCGACTAGCCCGGTATCATTATGGTATAACGGGTCTGTAGTTTCGCCGGTAGTCATAATTTCACGGAATACACTCTTGATATTCTCGTGTAAATTACCGTTAGCTTTCAGTATTTCCGCCATTTCAAACGGTGTAAACTGATCTCCATATTGGTACATAAAAGCTTCAGCCAACTGTACAGTAAATTGAGCTGCACTATAAGTACCCATGACTGGAATATCTTGACGATTAGGACCAGCCTTAACATCTCTAATTGTTATACTATGGCCACCGTTTAGACTGATCGGTGACACTGTAAAATCTCTAATTTGTAGGTTTTCAATCAACACTTTGCTGGCACCGTTTCCATGGATCCCGTGATGACTACTGAGTCCTAAACAACCGTTTTTAATCACGACCCGGCAAGCTGATTTTAAGATATTAACAAAATCAGCTGGGCCTTTCTTGGGTACGAAAGGCGTATTACACAATTCAATATGCGAATAAAAAGCTTGCATTAGGGCATGGTCTTTACCCTGTTTGATTTCAAAACCATTCAGATCTAAACATACATCTCGGCATTCAATCGTAATTCCAGCAAAGAATCCTAGTACAAACGGTTTTCCAGCGTATTGAGTATCTTTGGCGTACGGTAAACATCCATTCTCAATGTTAGGCGCAAACGTAATATTTTCAGTTAGATAGTAATAACCGGGTTCAGTGATTCTGACCGTACCTCGGTCAAAGTTCTTCTGGGAAAGTCTTATTCTATGTTTACGATACAGGTACCGACACATCGCGTCTAGTTCGTCAACTAGACCCATATTTGTTGATTGTTAGAAAAAACTCGAAAATGATATTTCTTAATAGCAAATGCTCCCGTTATTAAAGACGGCCAGCTTTACTTACAGATATACCAAATATGGACAAGAAGGAACAAACTATCAAACAAGCCACCGAGTGTTACGAGAAGCCTCTTAATCGTATATTCATAGTTGAACCGACTGAAGAAGATTTCGAACAAGCCGCGCGTGCGATAAAAGCGTTAAACCCTCTAATGATAGGACTTGACACCAAGACTCAACAAGGATCTTCGATGGCGTCAGTGGTCACATTAGGACTCAGTGGTGGTCCTACATACATATTTCCGGTGAAGCAATACTCCGATAATCATGAAAATATGTCAGATCAACTCAAAGCTGTCCTACAAACGCCTCATATTATCAAATGTACATTTGATACAGTTGCTAGGAGTCAAGCCCTGCGTAACTATGGTATCACGTTGGATGGTTGCATCGATATTCGGTGTACCGCTAGAGTTAGAGGCTTCCGTAAAACCGGAGTTGAAGGGCTCACTGCGGCGTTATTCAGAACCGCGTACCACCGGCATCCACATAAACGACAACGGAAGAAATATATGCAAGCGAAATGGGAGGAGAAAATATCCTCAAATATGGCCGAATATGTAGCCAGTCGAGCTCATCTCACGATCAGGATCTATGTTGCATTATGTGAATTACCGATACAACCATATCAACCTTCAGGTTGATAAATATCGTCAGCTGTTCAAAAAACCCATGCCCAGCATGGGTTTTGAATTAAACTCCAAAACTGTTAATAGTAGCAAGAGTATCAATTTCACCTCTTATCAATGGATGTTCACTTTCAATTTCATCGTCACCCGAGTCTAATTTTTCAGATCTATCTAGAATATAATATACTAATATACCTAGTAGTGTCCAAAAAACGGCGTAAATGAAGGTTACCAAAATCTCACCATTCAAATCTTGGAGTTCTTTGTCAGTAAGATCACGTTGTCGAGCTATTTTCGACCATAAACTTAAAAATACGTTATACCAAGATAATACCACAAAGAAAAAAATAGCAGTAAGAATCACAATCCACACGTTGAATATAGAATGATAATCATGAACAGTGCTAGTAAAAGGATGCGCAGATTGTCCAAAAATGCCACCATGAATACCCCCAATATTAGCACTCATAATTTTAAAGTGTGTTGTAAAAACTAACAAATTATGATTTTAATACTTAACTGCTAGTACGAACACTGTGATCAAAAATAAGAAGAAGATCACAATAATACTGATGGTGATTATAGTTTCTTTAAATTGTTCTGACGAGGTCTGGTCCATCTCGAATTGTTCGAACGGGTTATCAATTGGATCTTGACAGTTTACAGGTAGAGTTCTGGGCATAGATGACTGGTCTTCTTTAGGATTAGTCCTAACACATGTACTTTGACCACACAGCTGAGTTATATCTACGTCCCCACCTAAACTTGAGTTTATGATTTCGATATCTACATCTGAGATTACACATTGACAACTACTTTTACCTGAACAGTTACCACATAACTGAACAAAATTTATATTACCAGCTACCTGTGATTCAGCCAACGCAATTGTAATGTCGTCCATAATACATATATTCTGTTTACATCGGAGGACATCATTTCGGGATGGTGTTGGTAGTTTAATCGCATTTATTTGAGAACACATAGGTGTACATTCTTTAGTAATTTCAAAGTCGTTAACATACGTTGCATATTGAGCATCTGGCATATAACAACCACACCAGCTAATTAATTCCGGATTGATCGTTAATTCTTCATTTGTAACATCCGCACAAATATCTGGAAGTTTTGTTTCGCACAATCCGGGTACAGTTCTACATATTGTACCCAGCGTGTTTTGAAAATCGCTATACCCGGGAAATCCCGGCGAAGATCCTATCTCAAAACCCTGTGCGTTATATTTACCAAATGCGGTAAATAATAAATCTTGAGCCCATGTAAACCCATCGGGGTTTATAAAAAATTCACCTCCCGGGGGAATACCAGAAGCCACTGATGGAGTGAACGGGTTAAGAAACAAATTCCGGTTTAAAGCGTATATACAAGGTGGTAATCCTCTAGTAATATCACTAGCAGTTGTCCAACGTTCAGTCCACTCAGTCGAATCAAACGGTAGGTCAAGTCCCAAACAAAAATCATCGACTTGTACTTGACATGCATTATTTGTGACATTTCTAAATCCGGGATCACAAGTCTTTGACTTGGCATCGGTTTGAAAACAATACTGATTGATGTTTCCAAAGTCGTAATCACGGAGACAGCAGATAGCAGGATCACCGTTATATGCTACTCTGGAACACTGAATCTCTCGAGTTAAGTTAAAACCACCTTCTGGACACTTACCACACCCATTAGCAAATGTACCGTCATCGGGACATTTAGGAAAGTGCTTAGGATCAGCTAATACCCATTCATCATCTCCTAGACTGCTACAAATTCCAGATATAAACGCTTTAGCATTTTTGAATGTTAAACAAGTACAAGAATTGGGTATGGTTCTTGTCACAAATCCTTTACCGCTACCTTTTACACTCGGATTTGGAGTTTCGCCAGTGCATATATTACTAGTATCAGGTTTTAACGGAACGCATGATTCTAACGACGTCATTTAGAATCTTTGTGACGTTTTTTAAAATGGACTAAAAACGCGATTCGGATGGATGAAACAAACCGAATGGCTGGTTATAATTACGGTGCTTGTTATTTTGATATTACTAATTACATTTCTAGCGATCCGCCAGAGTTTTGTATTAGTCAGTCCTGAAAATTGTCCAAATGTTTTCGGACAATATGGTGTTAGACCTGATACCAGTGGTGTAGCTCTTAAATCTTGTGGTAATAATAACAGTTCAGAATGTACGTTTCAGGCGACTACACTATCTCAAGCCGTTGAATCTTGTAATGCTCGAGCCGATATTTGTACTGTATTTAGTTTTGATTGTACTAGCAATACCGTAATATTTGTAGATCCAAATCAATCATATACCGAAAGTCGGGGCACAGATCTATACACTCGACAGACTTCGGCTGATACTTCTTGACCTGAATGTCTAAGTTACATAATTTAATTCACTCATTTACAAAAATGAGTGTTACAGTAACAGGTATAGAAACGATTGAAGATAACGAATCTCTGTCGGATGTAGAAGTAGGTGTTATTGAGGATCCGGATTGTACACCTACCGGAATAACCGAAAGTTTTGAAGAAGGCGCGTTATCAGTTACCGAAACCGATATTCAACATCAACAACAAAAATTAGAGCTTCGATATGCTAGGTCCGAACTTAGTAATTTAATGAAAGAAGCTAGACGTAAAGGTTTTTGGGCTAAAATTAAAGCTGAAATATGCAGAGTTGTTAATGTAATATTTTTAGTGTTAATTGGAGTATCCCAAGCCGGAATATTTACAGTAGCTTCGTATTACCACCAGAAAGAGGATCTACCAGTGATGGTAATATCAGGTATCGGCACCGCTATTACAATTGTATACGGGGTAATTGGTCCTGGTTCTAGGGGTAGTTATTACAAGCAAATAAGTGTGCGTTTACGTGGTATGTACCGCACTGCACGTGAAAGTCTGGTCAAAATGAATAATAGTGAAGATATGATTGATCTCGTAAATATGAACATGGCAGAGATGGATAAAATGGATCTGAATATATACGCTATGGGTATTGGAAATACAGCAGCTATACCTGGCGCAGATGGTTAAAAATAATTTGAGCAGTGAACACTGCTCAAATAGTCTTATACGGTAACAATCTTCGAAATTTTGTTAGATTTAACTTTGGATATCTCAAGTTTTGTTTTAACAGTACCCGTACCGATCCGGGTTCTTAAAACTTCTAGATTATCCTGTATACGACGACCGTTAGGGGCCAAGAAATGAGCACATAACCAAGAACCCGCAAAATAGGCTCCGATGAATATAATTAGACCAACTGCTACCCATTCGGCCGGTCTCGGAATTCGACCTCTCATGAAATATACAACACAATAACCAACTAAAATGGCGATGATCAATGCCCGACGCCATACCACAAATCCTGAGTTAGTTTCAACCATCATACTTAATTTATCTATAAATACATCAATTGAGTCACCAGATTCTGGTTCGGCTTGCCGGACTTCACATTCTTTATCACCAATACAATCATGTTGTAATAACTCTGACCAAAACAACGCCATCATAACGATGAATACCACCACTAGAAATAGTAAGGTACTGATTTCAAGTACATCCGGGTTATTTGGCATTTTAATTAATTCCAAACAATATAAATATGGAATTAGACGATTTGGTTTATGAATATCCAAGTATACGAGATGATAACTTCCAAGCTAAGATGTCTTTGAAGTTAGAATTTTTAGAATTAGCATCTTCAATTAAGGAACCGACACCAGAACGAGGTCAAGCTTACAAACATCAAGAATTAATTAGAAGATTCATGCTAGTTCTGGATAGGCTATTAATGATACACGAAACCGGTACCGGTAAATCTTGTGCTGTATTCAGAGCCACTGATTTATTTAATCCTGATTTTATTAGTAGATATCGTCCGCCGTCAGAAATTTCAGCGTTGTCAGCTGCGTTAGCTGATTACGTAACTGCATATATCCGACCTCAAAAGACTCATATCAAGAAAACTATTATTCTGACTAACGGTAAAACCCTAGCTGACAATCTAAAACGGCAGTTCGTATGTGTATGTAGTTACAAATTTGAGACCGATAAAGTTAAAACTGCCGAAACTAAGTCTAGACAGAAAAACGTTGTAACTAGATCCCTACAACCGTTTTACGAATTTCAAACCTACCGTAAATTTGCTAAAGGTGTCAAAGCTGCCAGCAGAATTACTGTTGACGATAACGGTAATATGGTAGATATTGACATTCCGGAATCTATAATTGGGGTCTATTCTAACACTATGTTTGTATTAGAAGAAGCTCATAACTTGAGAACCGAGTTTGACCCTAGTGATAAATACGCTACTGAAGAATATCCGGACGTAGCCGATGAAGACGATAAACTCGCGTTATCAAACAAATCTGAAGTGTATTTGATATACCGGAAATTATTTGAATCGATTCGCCGAGCTAAAATCATCGCAATGACGGCCACACCAGCGGTAGATAACCCCGATGAGATCAGAAATTTGTTGAATTTGCTACGTCCGGTCGGTGACAAAATTATCACTCCGTTTAGAGATCTTACTGATCACGAAATGGAAGCTATTGCTAGGCGATATTTTAATGGTTATGTTAGTTATGTTAGATCACTAGACAGTGGTGTTCATATTGAAACTCAAGGATTTCAATTACATACTGAGACTGACGAGCCATTAAAAACTAAAATTTATCCATTAGCGATGCAACCGTTTCAGGAACAAGTGTACCTAAATTCTACGAAACTATTAGTTGATACTAAGAAACAAGCCGCTAGATTGTCAGAGCGGCAAGCGGCTAGTTTTGTGGGACCTGATCGTAGTTACAAAGCTAAAAACCTTACTAATTTTATGAAAGTTAAGGAGACTACAACTGTTAACCCTAAAGACGGTAGTGTTAAAATTAAGAAAACATTAATACCTACCGCTGAATTTAAGTCAAATCTCCAAAATCCGGAACAAAGGGCTCAAATGTCTGCTAAATACAATTTTTTATTAAATCTAGCCAACGAAACGTTCGACGAGAAAGGTATCGGATATGCTTTCTTTGATTTTGTGGGTACTGGTGCCAATATAGCTTCAGAATTCTTTGAGGCTAATGGCTGGGATAAATTTGACACCAAAAGATCAATGTTTTCAACCACCAGTATATCTAAATCCGGATTTTGCGGAGTTCAAGACAAAGAAAGTTTGGAACCGAGTATAAAACCAGCCAAGCGATTTGGTGTATTCACTGGAGGTGTAGATCCCTTTTATATGCTAGAGGCTCTTAATAGTCCTCAAAATGCCTATGGCCGGTACTTAAAATGGATATTTGCGTCACCAGTGTCAGCCGAAGGTGTAAGTTTCAAAGACGTTACTACGATTGTACTTATTAATGGCGCTTGGAATATGACAGGAACTCTACAACGCACTGGTCGGGCTATACGTTCTGGTGGTTGGGATCAGCTAATCAAAAAGATCAAACAAGAGACTGGTCGAAATCCAAACATAAAAGTTAAGATCTATCAACTAGCTACATATACACGAGAATCGTATAACCGATTTGCTAGAAGTGGATTTTGGCAAGCGCCACCTTTACAGATAGAAGGTAAAGCTGTCAGAGGGTATGAGATGTTCTCAATTGACGCCGCAATTTACAGAGAAGCCGAACGTAAAGACCGCAAAATTCAAAAGGTTATGAAATATCTTAAATGGTCGTCAATCGACTGTATTATTCATAGAATTCGTAATCAACGATCTACTGATGTCCCCGGTTCTTCAATCTGCCATTATGACGAAGACTGTGAGTATGGTTGCATGGACGATAGTTATTTTCTAACGAAAGGTGATACCCTTGATGAGTTTATCAAGAATTCAGTGCAATTAGATAGTTATTTAGTGCTATACTCATCTAAAATCGTAGATCGGATAATTGACACCATCACAAAACTGTTGTATGTTAGATCTGAATTTTTGACGTCTGATATAGTTGACTTATTGGTTAATTTGTTTGGTACTGATCCCGAATATTATGACATACTAGGCCGATATCTAACTGAAGATCGAACGGTTGAATATTCCCGAAAATTAGTTGATCTAGCTATCGAAAAGATCATAAACCGACACCAAACTATGGTTGACCGGTTCGGGTTTATTAAATATATTGTTGAAGACCAGTCGCTGATAAAACTATCTTCAGATTTTCCGACAGTTACTGAAACCAGATTTGATCAAATTCCGCTTTCAGGGTACGCTTCAATGTTAATTGCAAATGAGCGTTCGGAACTGTCGTCGTACATTAAGGAATCCAAAAAGCCAGCTTCAGATTTGCTATCATCGGTACTCGAAAATCCTGAAAATCAAGATTTCGATACCCTGGTCCGAAACTTGTCCATGTTAGAATTGGACGTTCAGAATGAAATTTTAGAATTGGCGTACTTACAACAACCCACTGACAATAATATAATTAAGCGTATCCTCGAACGTTATAAGATGTTCATATTTAACCTACCAGAACTAAGTGCTAGTTTTACGAATAGTTTGGATGGTAAAATCAGCAGAATTGAGATCAAAGACGATAATGTTGGTCGCTTGATAAATCGGGATGTAATAACATACCCGGGTGCCCCTAATTTCATAATAAATACGTTTCCGAGTTATGGCAGAACTGTATCCGGGACCCCAGCCAGTACCAAGTTTAATTGGATGTCAAATTTCCTAAATCCTAGATTTATGCGAATTTTACAACCGGAATCGGACAAATGGCGCAATACTACTGAATCTGAAAATTTGGGATATAATCAAGTAATACAAGCATTTTTTATAAATCTGCTGTATAATGAATACGCGGCTCTCGGAAGATTTACAGTTGTTTATAATTACGCTAACGACAACATATCAATAATTGACACTGGCAAGATTAGCTTAGAGACTGCTAAAAATTCTAAGGAACTTGGTAGGGGTAAATCCTGGAAATCATGGTCAGTTCCGGCGCTAGCATATATATCAGCAAATTTAGGAGTTGATATTAACGATATTATAGATGGACATGCTAACCAGGAGTTAATAACTAAAAGATGGAATGACGGTACAATTACCGACGATGAAATTAGGTCATTCATCAAAGGTTCAGAAGATTTAAAGAAAGGCCTCTCAGATCTGGGTGATATTGATAGCTTAGTCACTCGCATGAGTGATAACGAGTTGAGATATGTATATGCTTTTGGCAGTGAAACCTATCGAAAATTAAAAGATCGTTTTCCGGATCCTATCATGAGGTCAGCAATCGGTCTCGATCGAATTATCTATATTTAAACAACACAATTGATTGCAAAAATATCATAATTTGGATTTATCAAAATACTTATTGATGGATATCCCTGTGATTAAATTTGGATCTTTAGATCCCGGCGTCGCTGACGAGTTAGATTCAGAGATACCAGACATCGAAGCCGCCATTGATGAATTATCCCGACTTGGCAAAAACCGCGACTTTCGAAAAGACAAACCGTCGTATACAGTTGGCGATAGACTCTGGGTTCTAGATCAAAATTTTAAAATACCATTGCTGGCAACCGTAACATCCGTGTCTACTAATGAAGCATTTTTTAAATATGACGGCCGGCCAAGCGAAACTTATACCACCAGAGATCATAGTATCCAAATAATCGTGAAACAAGCTGATAAAGTTTACCCGTCTAACTTCAAAAATGCATTGAAAACTCTATGGGGAAAAATAATAATACGTAAGGTCAAATTTGTAAACCGGCCCGGTAAGGGTTTCATAAAATATTATGATGGTAGGACCGATGATAAGGTCGAATATTCGTCAAAAGACGAGGTTTGCAAATTATTATCAGATACTGCGAGTTTACAACAAATTGTTAGACATGAATCCCAATACTACGGATTCACAACCAAAGAAGTACTGTACCCAAACGATAAATATGGTGATATTGAGTTTTTCTTCGGTAACGACAATAATGGCCAAATAACTCAGGATGTTGATTGGTCTCTTTTTGACGTTCCTATGGGTCTGTCCCCTCTAAAAGAGCGTAAACCGCCACCGCTTAACGATAAACTAATTTGTGGGATTCCTGAAAAATCTAAAATGGGGAATCAACTTAGTCGGTGGATATCTTGTTCACGACAATTTGTATTTTTCTGGGAATACATAATGGGATATTCCGATAGAAGTCCTAAAACGTTAATAACTGAAGTCACCAAACCCAACCCAGAGCACCCTAAATATAATATGCTTAGAGATATATTCGAACATTTAGATACAAATATTGCAGCTAGATTATGTATCGAAACTTCTTTGGTCAGAGAAGTTTCTACAGAATTGCGGAAAGCGAAGGAGATATTAGACGAAGCTGGTATTGTCCAGTGGGTAACTACTGATAATAAAGAATTGGGTATTCAAATTTCAGATGCCGCCAAAATGTATATGAAAGCCATGACTACGGTATACGGTATACCTAAAAAATATCAACTCTTTCCGGACCAACCTCTGGAAGATTAATTTGTAAAACCATCAGTAGTGATGGTTTTCTGAACACTATTAGTAGTGTTAGTTTAGTCCAATTATCACAGTATGTTATACTCGTACCGTAGATAACTAGTATATAGGAATACTCCGGTTGGACCACTAGGAATACTCATAGTATTTTCGGATACAAACCCGGTAAATAAATTAAATGGGGGTGTCAGATCATTAGCTAAATTGTTAGTTCTTGGTAATATAGCTACATCTTGGGCGTCAAATTGATCACTAAGATTAGCAGGTCCAACTCTAAGATTGCCATCACCGACTGGGTACCTAGCTGAAGTTACTGCTGGTTGAGGTACAGTTGGGAATAGATCAGTATTTATAACTACCCCATCAATTTCAATATCGGAAGCTTCGGGATTAGAAGCAGTACCGCTTATTAAGACTACCCATTCAAACATATTGGTACCGGTAGGTCCGGCCGGAACTCCAGATACTGGTAGCTGCCTACCAGCCGAATATTGAACATCTGACGTTACATCAAATGATCCATTAGTACTAGGTACAGATGTTGAAAAGTATGTCAAACTGACAGCACCGGTTACCCCGGTCGGACTTATATAAGTCCAAGATACACCAAGTCCAGTGTGTCCGGTTGGACCGGTCTCACCGGTAGGTCCAGTTTCACCAGTGGGTCCGGTGGGTCCAGTGGGTCCGGTCTCACCGGTAGGTCCAGTTCCACCAGTGGGTCCAGTATCACCTGTAGGTCCTGTGGGTCCGGTACTACCAGTTCCACCAGTGGGTCCAGTATCACCTGTAGGTCCATTAGATGGTCCAGTCGGACCTATATCACCGGTACTACCAGTTCCACCAGTGGGTCCAGTCTCACCTGTAGGTCCAGTGGATCCAGTGGGTGCTTTTGGTCCGACTGGACCCATTGGTCCATAGGGACCTGGTGGTCCCTGAGGTCCGGTCGGACCTCTTTTATAACACCTATCATCATATGGTCTACAACCATGGCGATGCATATTCCTTTTAATATAGGTTTTTAAAAGGGGTATTTGCATTCAAGAATGCAAATAACAACGATTAAAAGTTATACAGATTAAAATGTCGACCGGCCGACATAAATCTAGATCTAAAGATGATACCGTTAAGATACCAAAAATCGTGATGCAAACCTGGAAAAACAACCAGGTACCCTCGGAGTGGCAGCCGTCGCCGAAATCTATCAAAAAGTATATGCCTGATTGGGAGTATGTGCTAATGACTGATCAAATGAACCGAGAATTTATCGGAAAGCATTTCCCTGATTTTTTGCCGTATTACGATAATTTTCCTTACAATATCCAACGTGCTGACGCCATCCGCTATTGTTGGTTATACGTAAATGGCGGTATGTATATGGATCTAGATATTGAACTACAACACGATTTGTCGTCTTTATTTTACGACGATGCTAATATCTATTTGGTGGCTAGCGGTAACATTGGATCTTGTATTACTAATAGTTTCATGGCCAGCAAACCCAGATGTAAGGTATGGTTAGATATGATTGAATATATGAAGAAACCGTTGAAATGGTATCATCTATTAAAGCATTCAACGGTAATGTCGTCTACAGGACCAGTAGCTCTCAATCATGTAGTCAAAACTTCAGACACTTCTTATATCACATTACCAGCCACTTTACTGATGCCATGTTCAACCTGTGACATTAAATGTGATGTCAGTCAAGCTTGGATAAAACCACTGAAAGGGGGTAGTTGGAACGGTATTGATTCAATATGTGCGAATGCTGTTATGTGTAACTGGAAATCAATCGTGGTCGTACTGGTGATTGTAATCATTGTATTGATAGTGTTGTTCTTGATGTGGTACTACGGTTACTTTGAAAAGAAGGTCACCGAAGTTTAATCGCTGTAATGACTTTTAAAAACCAACCTCAGGTTGGTTTTTATTAATAGTACTTGATAATTTACCGGTGTTTATTTCGGCGTCTACATTCTATCATATATACATCTGCGGGTTGACCTCTAAGTCTATACTGATCTCGTTCATTAGTATTGATCATATCTTCAGATTCGGTTAGGTCCATGATTCTATCGACAAATTCATTTAGGGCCTGTTTAATTCTAGAAGGCGTATCCTTCTTATCAGACATGTTCTGATGGTTTTATACCGTTAGCTAAATGTGATGCGGTTTCGGTTAGCGACGGAATATCTACGGTTTTGGAGGCGTTTGACAATATGATATATGAGATCAGTTCTTGTTTAAACTTGAACAGTGTGTCGTCGAACGAACTTTTAAAACTTTCGAAATCCTTTTTCAGAATCTCTAAGTTTGATTTAACTGTTGTAACCTCAGTTTTAACATTAGCAACGTCCAACCGAATATTATTAAGATCTTCAGACTCAGTGACTTTAGTTGATAATTCAGCAAGTTCTTTATTCAATTCGTCAATCCTACCGGATAGCGTAGGTGGCATGATATTTGTTTAATATCAACTGTTTTTTAGACACCCACTCCGGAACTCTGAAAATGATTTTTTTCGATCAGCGATCGGGATGATTATGATTTGCTACACCACACGTACCGATCGTATTTGTTTAGATATGAATCTCAGTTTGCCTCCGCCTCCTACATCACCCTCTGATACCATTGCCGGATTGCCTGACCCGAGTACACTCTCTGAGACTACAGCACCCTCTGATATTTCTGATACCATTGCCGGATTGCCTGACCCGAGTACACTCTCTGGTACCGCAGCACCCTCTGATACCATTGCCGGATTGCCTGACCCTAGTACACTCTCTGAGACTACAGCATCTATTTTACATCCGTCAGTTGAGGATGTGCCTAAGAAGTTTATGGATGTACCCGGTGGTATGTCTAAAGGTAAAGACGGTATCTGGTACCGAAATCTACCAGTTAACCGTCCAGATGGCGTCCAGAAGATGGCGGTAACGCAGCCAGTCTCCCGACACCGAACGGTTTCTCGTTCCAGGAAGCCAAGTCCGCTTTACAGAAAGCGATCCGTAGGGCTCGCCCTAAAGAAGCGGTTCAGTGGGCTTTTGAAATGTTTTCGACAGAAACAGGTAATAACTCGGCTAAGACTAATCTGACGAACAGACTTTTGGTTATGGCGTTAGAGGATATTGGACCGGCTGAACTTATGTTATTCTTGTATGTCAACTTTTGGTCGGTACGATATCCCCGAAAGAGCCGAACATTGAGGAGTGGCGTGATATAGTTATTCGGGTCACCGCTTTTTTGGCTAGTCCGGATTTGAAGCGTACTAGATGTGGTGACTATATATGTCATACCAGTGATCCCAAACTACATACTACGTTGGAATCGGACCGTGTAGTTCAAGAAAAGTATGATGGCGACGTCGAGAATGTGAAAGCGGCTCTCGTAAAAGCCATTCGCGATAAGAACATCGAGATGATGGTATACTTGACCGACGTACTCAGTTTTACTGGGATTAAGATGACCGGCCGAGGCAATAAAACTAAAGCTCACCATTTAATCCCAGAAGCTTTTCGTGAAGTCATTCCTGGAAATGTGTATGTCGACTCGGTACTGAAGTTATATTCCCGACTTGGTAGTTCTGCTAGGTTGATTTACGCCAACATTATTCTACTACACGTGAATAACCTATTACCTGTGAAACCCGACTGGCCGAGTTATATGACAACCTCGGGAATGTCTGGGATACTTACAGATAGCTATGCGAGTGACGCCCTTGCACTCGCTGCAGGATCGTACTCGGATGGTGTCCCTAAATATAGGATACCCGAGTACGCTCTCGATAAACACACGTTAGTCGGTTCTAAGATATTGAATCGATCCGCAGCTCACTTCTACGGATTTGGTACAGAAGAATCGCCGGAGAAGGTCCATAATCCGGATCCGGTTTGGCAACCGATTTGCGATTGGCTGCTTAAGAATGTTATCTATCCGGATCTCGGTGTAAATAAAGACTAATAAAAAACCGACTATCAAGTCGATTTAAAAAAAAAACTGACTCCAGAGTCAATTTAAAAACTGACTCCAGAGTCAGTTTTTATTTCTTTTCGCAAGTACTTAAAATATGTCGCTCCAAGATGACCTTAGTTGTCACAATATGCGTGACTTGGTAAAACACAACGACAAATTTGCAAAAGCAGTGTACACTGATAGATGTAGACAAGTTGTTACGATGTGCATGAAACCACTTGACTGTATACCAAAAGAGAAGCATGATAATGCTTCCCAAATGTTCGGTGTGAAGAGCGGTTATCTTCATATTGAGCACTGGAAAAACGGTTGCATGCATCATGTAGACCTGTATGGTGACGGTCGTGGTGGCGGTGAAGATGTATATGTTGTACCACCTGGAGATTGGCACCGCGTATATAATCCTTCAGACCACCATAAAACTTTTCTGTTAGTTAGCTACTGTGGCAAGCCTCCCCATCCTGCTTGTTATTCTAAAGAATGTGCTGACGATAAATACGAAAAAGACGACTGTCGCCGTGAATGTTAATTCCTTTTCTCATGATCTTTCATGAGAAATATATACAATCATTAGTACCAATGTACGGCTACTGCCAGTACAAATGCTATCAAAAATATTAATGCAATGATTGCATACACTTCTTCGTTAGTCCAAGCACTCCATCTTGTTGTCCATAAATGACAACAGTAGCTTTCAACATTGACTTCATGGAAACAACAATCTTTAGAAGCTTTTGCAAAATCGACGTCTGGGTCGAGGCACACACATTTTTGAGTGCACGCTATTTTACAGGTCTGGAAAGTCATTGGATAGAAAATGTGAGATTCAACTAACCCTAGTTGTTTGTTACCCGATTGGCGATACCACTCAGTGATTAATACCGGACCGGTATTATTTACAGGGTTAGTAAGCGCGGCATACTCATTAACAATCTTTTCCATAAGCTCTAACCACATCTCGCAACCTGCAGGCGATATCATGATCGCATTTCCGATATGTTTCTGCGGTTCCCAACCCATAATTGGTCTATTTAGTGCTACTAAATCATCGAATTTCTTAACCGGTATGATATCTAAATCTGTATAAACACCGCCTTCTTGATATAACATGGCATATCTAGCAAAATCTATCTGTTCGATCATCTTCATGCCCGACCAAAATTTATGATACTGTGGTACAATATTGTTAACTACTGCTGATAACTCTTTCTGGGTCCAAAAATTGTACTCCCAACTCGGGTGTAACCGTTTCCATTCATGTTGGGACTTGTTATATACCGGATCGTCGGGTGGCCCACCTTGATACCAAACTTGATGTATCTTTTTAGGTGTTTTATTTTTGCAAGCTTCCCCCTCAGCCTGCCACATTTTGTCTTTCCCAAAAATATAAACAAAACCTATTCCCGGAATAGGTTTTTTAAACGGGTAGCTGACCTGTTGATCGTTTTCGAGTATCGTCAATCTGGCTAAGCTTAACTACATCTTGTATTAAACCTTGATCGGCCAAGTCTTTATATTCTTCGGGGTTAGTATGTTTACTATGCTTAATACCGTTAGCATTAGTAGAATATTTAGATTTGGCGGTACGAAACTGCTCGGCTACCCATTTTTGTTGATATGAATCGTTCCAATCAGGTCCGGCTGGATATAAATTGACGTACGAAACTACTCTCGGGATCTTTGATTTATTAGCACAAGAACGATGTGGTAAATACTGGTGCCAGAAAATCATATCCCCAGGTTTAGCCGGGATCGGTGTCCAATCCATATTGCTTAGGTAATTTAATAATATCTCGGGATCCCTGTCGTAAAATATTCGCTGGCGATGCCAGATATCAAATAATGTCGAAAAAACCGCTGTGTCCTCCGGAGTTCCTATAAATTTGTCCACAGGATGTGCTTGTAAAGATTTTAAGTATATTTGTACACATTGTTTGAACGTTTTCAAGTAGCACTTTTCAAAGTTGCTGGGCATATCTAAAAAACGACTTGCGAGTGCTTTTTCCGGAAAACGGCAGCTTGGAATTCCGGATATAGGGTTAAAGACATATGACGCTAGTGGCATAAAATGGTCGAAATAACTTAATATACACAGCGTCCCTGAATGTTTAGATTCTATGGTGGTATCAATATCTAGAGTAACCAATGATTGAATTCGATATGGATAGTTCAAAGCTGAAGCTTGTTCGAAAAAGTTATAATCACAATGTTTCTTCATAGCCGGAGCCCCTTTTACTTTAATAGATACCCTTTCTGGTCCTAAAGCGTATACCAGTTTTTCTTCGGGTACATCCATAACTATAGCGCTAGCTTTAATCACGTCTGGGTTGAATACTACGTGTTCCAGAATTTCAGGTTGAAAGTGGATATCAACCATTCCGGTATTCCGGTTAATCAATGGTTGGCGACTGTTACCGTTTCTCCAAATTGCCCGCCGAGCTCCATTAGAATCTCTAAGTTTCGGGTCTATGAGTAGTCGTAGAGATTCTGATCTGAAGAATTAACCGGATAGCCGGGTTTCACAAATATAAGCTGTAGAGCGCGACTAGTTACTACTTTAGCGATAGATTTTGCCTGATCCGGACATAATGTTGGTATTACTAAATACCCAGATTCGTTGAGTTTATTATAGGTACCTTCGCCTATTACTTCTAAAGAAGCCATACCTTCATCTATCAACCTACGGTCTCTAAAAAAAATCGTTTTTGGAAATTGTTTTAGACATTACAAAATAGAGTATGCCGCGCCGAAAAAACAAATGCAAGATTAAGATTGTACCCGGTCCGACTGGTCCGACTGGTCCGACTGGTCCTCCAGCCCCGTTAACACCAGGAGGTCTGGGAGCGACTGGACCCCCGTGCGGCCTACCGCCTCGTCCTCCGTGTAATGATTACTTTGCCAGAAGAGTATTGAAAGTCCAATTGGAAGCCGGATTACCAGCCCCAAATCTAATTGAAGGCTTTAGGTATCAAGCCACAGTCCAACCACCAGACTGGCCGGTTAGTGGCAACTTTAAGTACTTCAGGGCCGAAGTACTCGATACCCCAGGTTATGCTATGGGTGAATCGTTCTCGGTGGTGGCTTCATTGGTATATGCCGATACTGTAGCTAGCACCCAAAATAAACTGGTTATCGCTCACTATAACAATAACCTTGGATTATTAGATTACCATTCTGCGGTTTCTGAAATTGTGGGCACTGAAGACTATCTGATCGCCCAAAGTGTTCAGGATGCCGCCATCGGTGATTTCTTTTACGTGGCCATCACCCCGGACACTACTGATTTGATCAACTTTAACCACAACTTGGCTAGTTTGGGGTATATACCCGCTGCTAATTCGTTTAGCATACCCGGTGATCAAAGTATAATTACTACGGTTGCTGGAAATTATATTGCTTGCGTATCTGCCTTTACCATTAGGTTAACCTTTTTAATGTACGGTGGTGGTGGTGGTGGTGGAACTGGTGGTACCACTAAAATCGATCAAGTTGCAGATACTTTCACGATAGGTAGAGGTGGCGCTGGTGGAAATGGATCTGCTAGTATAACTGTAACCAAAGTACTTAATGCTGGAGATACCATTAGGTGGACTGTAGGAGCCGGTGGTGCCGGCGGACAAGGTGGAGACGGTCAGGATGGAGGGTGTACTTTCATGAAGTTTCCGTCTGAAACTGTTAAGGTTGCAGGTGGTAAAGGTGGAAAGTCTGGCGATAATGGGGGTAGCAGCCAGCCATTAACTATACCACCCGATCTAGAACCGGATCCGGGATGCGCTGGTGGTGGTGGTGGTGCACCATTGACAAACGGCTTTCCAGGGCTTCCGGGTTTAGCGGCTGAGCCTATTGATAAAGTATGTCCAGCTAAAGATGGTTCTACTAATCCTAGAAATGGCGGTAACGGCGGGGGTAATAGTGGAGCAGGACCCTTCGACTTCGCCGGAACCGGGGGAACTGGTGGTTCTACCGCTGGCCCTAATAATCTTCAAGGTTCTGGTGGTGGTGGTGGTGGTGGTGCTGGTGGCTTCACTAATAATGTGAGCCCTAGTCCCGGCGGTCGCGGTGGTCCTGGCGGCCTGCCTGACAGCGGTATTCCAGATGCCGGCGAAGATTCAAGATATAGCGGCGGTGGCGGTGGCGGTGGCGGATCCGCTGGATTTAGAACTGGTGATAGTGTCATAATCGTAGGCGGTGCAAACGGGGGTCGTGGGGGTGATGGTTCAGTAACTATTAATTAAACCAGTTACAAACATTAATCCCGATTATTGTTTTTGTTTTAAGAAAAGATGAGACGTTGTAACAAATGTTGTTTGAAATTGGAAGTGACCGATGCTTCAGGGGAACTGATACCGGGACCACAGGGTTCTGTAGGTCTTCGTGGTAGAGTAATCACTCAAACTCCTCGATCTTTGAAAGTTCAAATGATCGGGGACGAAATCATACCGGTGATAAATCAGGGTTTCCTATGGGAAGCTGAGGTGTTACCACCGCCCGAATTTTCGTTACCTGGCACTTTCACGTTCTACCGGGCTACAGTACTAGACCAGGAAGGACTGTCGGTAGCTGAGATGTTTAACTCCAATGGAGGTATTAACCATACCCAGGTAGACGAAGTCCATACCTCGGTGTTGTTGCAGTATCGCAACGGAAAACAGCTAGATATGCACAGTGTGAGCAGTAAGGCCCAGGGTACTGAGAACTTCTTGTTAGCACAGACACTGCACGACGTAGTAATCAACGATCAGTTATACTTTGCTATTTCCCCGAACACTAGTAGTTTGACCACTTTCAACTACAATCTGAGTAGTGTGAAGACGAAACCCAGTGCTAAACTTGGTCGTTGTTCGTTTGTTACATTTCCACTACCTGGGACTTCGGCTGGTCAAGTTGGTTGCTTAGTAGTAACTGATGATCTTAAAGCAGGCCAAGGTTTCGGACCATTCGTATCTGTGAGTGCAGCAGCTGGAGGTGGTGGGGCTGGGCAAGAAAGCTTTTACGATGGAAATAAACAATTTATTGGTCGCGGGGGAGGTGGAGGCGGTATCGCCACCAATTCACTAAGTTCTCCTTGGAATCAGGATTTAGCCAAAGGTGATGTTATAGAAGTATTTCCAGGTATAGGAGGCTCTGGAGGTAGTGATATTGACCCTGATGGTAAACAAGGTCAAGAATCTTACATTAAATTGAATGGAGTTCTTGCAACAGGTATACCAAATCCTGCGCCTGGTGGATTTGGAGGGAAAGGAGGTGTCAATGGTGGAGATGGAGCTGATTCTGTGTCCGGTGGTGGCGGTGGCGGTGGCGGCGGTGGCGCAGGATTGATAGCCGAGCCTCCAAGTCCTGGGATTCCGGGAACGCCAGGACTTGGAGGCTCGGCTTCTCGATTTACAAATGGTGCCACAGGTGGCACCAATCCCAGAGATGGTGGTTTTAGTACATCGTTTAACGGTGGAACTGTGTCCGGTGGCAAAGGTGGCACCAATAATACATCTATGGGATCTGGAGGTGGAGCTGGTGGTGTCGGTCCTAGCAATGGAAGTTCTATACCTTCAGGTATCTCCAATGGTGGAGATGGAGGTGCGGCAGGAATTAAAGGTGAACCCGGTAAACCTGGAAGTGACGGAAATCGTAGCGGTACTGCTGTTTTTGTTCTCGCCGGCGGTGGTGGAGGTAGTGGTGGTATAGGAACAACTATTGTGGTAGTTCCTGGCGGTTTTGGAGGCAAAGGTACAGATGCTCAGATTTCATTTCAGACGCAGTTTTGACTTAAAGCGCTAACTTCGGAATATTCTTAATATAATATTTCTCATCTATAAAAACAGATGAGACATTGCAAGCCCCGGCAAAGGATAATTCAGCTAGTACCGGGACCTACTGGTCCCACCGGTCCTGAAGGTCCAGATTCCATAGCTCCAATAACCAGGGCACTTAAAGTTCAACTAATGGAAGGTGAACTCGTAGAGATCATCAATCAAGGTTTTTTATATGAGTCGGAAGTCCCAGAACCTGTAGACTGGCCTCTAACCGGAACTTTTACATTCTATCGGGCTACGGTGCTAGATGAACCTCAATTTAACTGTTCCGAGCTGTTAAATGTTGGTGGTACTGCCAGTCATACTGATGTTATGGTCCAGCAGCGAGCAGCTATTGCTCATTACAGTAATGGTGTAATTGTGGATATTCATTGGGCGGCTTCATTTGTAACCGGAGATAGCATTGATGCTTTGGTAACTCAAAATTTGGCCGACGTTATGGTGGGTGATGAATTATACTTCGCGATTACACCTAGCACAGCTTCGGTTGGTAGTTTCAACTATAATATCAGTAGCGTACGTACCGTACCCACTTTTACATTTCCAAAGGATTTACCTCTTAGTTTACCAGATCCCTCACGTGGATTGTTTGGTGGACCGTTTAAAGCCACAGTAAAGGAACCTATTGAAGTGGTTTTAAAATTGACATCAGCCGGCGGCGGGGGTGGTGCTGGTGGAACTTCTGAATCTGATGGTAGTTCGATAGTTATAGCTGGTGGTGGAGGCGGTGGTGGTTCTGGTGCTATGTTTTCAACTGATGATGGTATGAGTTTATCTCTAGCTGCAGGTGACATGCTAGATTGGAAAATTGGAGTTGGCGGTGCCGGCGGTACCTTCAATGGTACTGACGGCAAAGCTGGAGGCGATTCTTATATCAAGTTAAACGGCGTCCTGTTATCTGGACCTACGTTTGTAGGTCCTAACCCTATACTCGGTGGTGAACCTGGCAAAGCCGGCACTCTTTCCGGAGGTGGTGACGGCGGCGGATCACCGTCTGGCGGTAAAGGTGGGGGTGGCGGAGGAGCCGCCTGTGTTAACGGAGTTCCCACAAGTCCCGGTATGGGTATGGATGGGGGTATGGACGGGGGTACTGATCCTAGAAATGGAGGTGATGGTGCTAATGGCAACCCTGGCGGTGATAGTGATTCCGTAGGTGTTAAGGGTGCTGGTGGAGGTGGTGGTGGAAGCTTCATACTCGGGGGTGGCGGTGAAGGTGGCAATGGTGGGTTTGAGGAATCAGCTGGTGGTCAAGCTGGTAGTAATGCTTTCTTAATCAATGGCGGTGGCGGTGGCGGGTCCGGTGCTATTGCTAAATTAAACGAAGTCACATTAGGAGATCGTGGTGGTATTGGTGGTTGCGGTAATATCACAATTAAATTAGCTTAAACATAAAGATTATAAAACCTCAGATCTGTCTGAGGTTTTTTAATACACATTCGTCTACGATGAAAAATAATCCAGAGGTTGCTCCATAAACTTCGTTCGTCTTCTTTCAGGTACCCGAAAGAAGTTTAGTATTCTTTCCATATTGATTTTCCGTCTCCGTTCATATTCCCGCGCATATTTTTTGGCATCTGACAGATCCGGTATATGGTCTTGAATGGCTTGTCCAACATCTGTGTCTAGCCATTCACCGTTCCGGTCGATTTTAATTAGTGGACCGAAATCAGAAAAGTAGTATGGCCAAACATGTTCAGGTATTTGTTCAACAAATGTACGTATCAAATAGTTGTGATTGTCGCGAACGCGTTCTTTAATTTCCTCAACCAAATACTCCTTTTCTTTGAGACCTCCGATAATATCTTCGATATCTTTATCTAACCAATCAAATCTATTTTTACGCCAGATATCGTAGGCTTCACGTTTTGCTACTGTATGCAAAAGTTTCTCATGCTGTTGTTTCCAAATAATGCCGAGACGAGTGTGTACGGTTTTTCTCAACATTTCGACGAAAACGTCTTTTTTGGACAGACGTTCCATCACTTCGGGTGTAACGCATTCGTGGAAGTCATCGCCACGACCAAGCTTTCTCAATGCGAGTATTCGCAAAGTAGGTATCATGTTTACTGGTATCATATTTGCCGATATCGCCTAAATTAAAAATCAATTTCGAATAAGTACTGTCATCGAAATTGATCGCCAGCAAAAATGACCGAACTTTAAAATGGAGCCCACTTTTTATATTCCAGATGACTTACCTATTACCACCACCAAAACGTTGGTTTCGGCTATGGTCACACAAGATGTTTCCGTTAATATTCAATTGATATCAGGTGAGGAGGAAGACCCGCGTAATATGATTGACGAAATCATGTCGCTGTGCGGGATACATCAATATAACCCCAAGAAAATGCCTGCTAATATGTTCTATACTAAACCTGGCTATAAATACCAACTTCAAACTGGGAGTATATTAACGTGGGTTGTAGGAAGTGAAGGTAACGCTTCCAGTATTTATATAGATGGCGAGCTAATGTCCAGTGATATCTTTATAGGTAAAAATCCGGTACCCGGTGTTAAGAGTCGAAGTCAAAAACACCGCCTTAGTGGTGATACCGGTAGATCTGGATTATTAAGCATATGGTAAATTCGAGGAATTGTCTTTAAAACTTACTATATAGTAAGTTTTTAAATGGTATTGCTATAGAAAGTATGTATGTACACTACTTCGCAGATCTTAAATATGAATGATACCACTACTAATAAGTTTTTAGAGCACTTGAAGCTGCCCTCAGGTGGTTACTCTCGTCTGCGTATAATAATTGAGCTGGCCCGTCAAAATCTGATCATGGATGTATATAGAGCAGATGATATTAGGAAAATGAACCCAGAATTAGTACCGTTATTTTTAGACAATTTACCAGATATTAAATATTTGTTACCAGAATCTGACCCTAGAAACACTGTAGTTGGAATATTGAGACATGTAGGTGCTATCCCAAACATTGGTACTACTTGGTTACATACAATACCAGCCGAATTCAGAATCCAGATGATAATTTTGAACCAGTTGTTTAAATATCCAACAGTAATTGCATTGGAAATATTATCACAAGGGTACACGTATAATGAACTACAAGATATCTGCAAAAATCTTTATCGTATAACAACAAATCCAGACGCGTGGATACCCGAACCGCTTAGAGATAAACTTGAAAATTTAGTTAAGTTTCTTAGAAGAAATCATATATTCTGGAATAAACAAACCGCTAGAGATATATACTTAAAAACCGGTACTTACAGTTATACTTAGATCTCACGGCTTGGCTTTCAAAAATGATTTATTCATATTTTGAACGAATGTAAAATATAACCTGCCGGTAATGCTGGCATTACCGGCTTCCGAGACGTTAAAACTATATGATGAACAACGGCCGCATGTCGAATGTCTACTGAGATCGCTGGATAAATGGGGTATTGCCTATGATTCCAGTGATACTGGTGAGGGTAAGACCTTTCACGTATCATATATCGCCAAATCACGCAGGTTGAAACTGGTGGTAGTAGCGCCAAAGACTGTATGCCAAGAGAAGTGGGATAAAGTACCACGTAAATACGGTATTCCTAGTATTTGTTATTCATATGCACTCGTGAGCAGTGGATTACGAGGTCTTCTGATTAAACAAGAGATACCTGGCGAAGGTGTAATCTTTAGTGCCACTACCAAACTAATCGATATTTTTGATAGCAATACTCTACTGGTGTTTGACGAAGCCCACTATATGAAGAATCCAGATACAATCCGATTAGAAGCATGCTCAGAACTAGTACGGGTAGCCAGGATGAAAGGTGCTAAGTGTATATACTTATCGGCAACTCCTATCGATAAACCACAACATGCTGCGCCTATGTTTAGGGTATTTGGTATTATGCCATACAGATCTATGTACACATATAATCGCAGGACTAAAGATTACGAAGCTCTAGGTATCAGTGGAGTCGAGACTATAGCGAAAGAGATGGATATGGTAAAGTTTAGATTGATACATATACCGGCTAACTTAATTACTCGGGCCAATATCAACAAATACGCCTTTGATCTGTTAAACCAGATTATACTACCGACAATTAGGTGTGGGATTACAAGTGATCTCGCGTTGAAACATGATATCAAGAACCTATTTGTTAGAATGAACCCAGATCGTAGAGCTGAGTTATTTCGTCTAATCTCAGAACTCGAGCATATTGAACGCCAGATCGCGTTTTCGAAGAAAGCCGATGGCAATCGTACGGGCAGTGGTAGTGGTTTTCAGTATCGAGGTAAGATTACCACCATTCTGAAAGAGATTGAACATGCTAAGGCCCACGAATTTAATCGTATCATCCACCACGTACTATATCGACCTGGAACTAAAGTGTGTATGGCACTGTGGTACCTGGATAGTATGCGTATTGTACGGGAATATTTTGAGGAATTCGGTGTAAAGGTATTAACATTAAGTGGCGCTTGTCCCATGAATAAACGCAAGGAAATTATACGTCTATTTAACGAATCTGGTAATGAATATCGTCTATTGTTACTCCACCCGGCGGTCGGTGGTATCGGTATTGACCTACATTCATTAAGCAAACACGAAAAGATATATGGGTTTATTAATACAAACTATGATATAATCAAACTCAACCAGACCGCGGGCAGGTGGAATCGTAAAGGCCAGAAGTCGAAACCTACGACCAGGTACTTGTATATTGACAACGAAGAGACCGATAGTACCATTCAGAGAGAGCTTGCTATTATGGCTAAACTAGCCCAAAAGAGTGGCATCCTGTCTAAAGTTAAGGCTGTAGATGAGACCAAGTACCCACTACCTGGCAATCTAGATAATGAGTTTGAGGCCGAATTTATCGAGAACCTCGATAAACCCAGCATCTAAAAAATCCAAAATATTACTAAACAGTAATATTTTTAGCTCCAGAGTCAAATATTTGCAGTCCAATTATGTTTGATTGGTTCCGGATTCCCATCTTGTCTCGCTTTAATATTTTCAGGCAGATGGTATTTAATAAAATCAGGAATCAAAGAATGACCAATACTCCAGGGTATAGATATCAGATGAATTCCTTGGAGTTCACACATTTCAGCCTTTAACCGATCACGTTTAACTTGACACATGAATTCAGAATGGGTCTTATGAAAACGATTTGGAAATTTATAATGTTGTTCTCCGTTATATTCAGCTGCTAATTTTAGTTGTTCATTGTAACAATCTAGTTCCAAATTGCGGTTGGTTTCCGGATTTTTGAGAAAATTAGGCCTAACAGTTGGAAAAGATACACCGTATATCCTCTCTAAAGTTTCGCAAGTTATCTGTTCACCCTTTGAACCAAACCTTCTGGTTTTAGGGATACTGTCTAGTATACACTGATCTTGAAACTCAACCGACTCGTTGATAATAGCACCGGTGAACGGGTCTATACTGATACTCTCAGTATCACAGAATTGGAGTTCTTCGAGTTCTTCGAGTTCTGATTCGGAGTCAGATTTAACTATACATATGTCAGGTAATTCTTGACCTGTAAATATCCAAAATATTATAAACGACACCAATAATATAATAACTACCCATAATATCAAATTTTCACTCCAATTTTCATACCATTTACTGGATTGTTTCTTAATTAATCCTTGAACAAAGTTTCGAGTTCGATCATCTAGCGAACTCATTTTAAAAACCGTAGAGTTGTCTAAGGTTTTAATTCAAGATCAAGCTTGTAATTTATTCACCGACAGTGAATTCGTCGGGTAATGATAATTTCTTTTTAGGTAACATTGATTCGGGTTCCCATCCCGCAATTAACTCACGGATGTCATCGGTAGATTGATAATGCCCTTTTTCAGAATAACTAATGGTAGGTTCTGACGATTTATGAAATATAATTTGGGCAATTTTCATACCCCACACTAGAACAACATCATGAATGCCGTTGTTTCTAACCTGCATACACCATCGATTTATGTAGCCAATATCACCCCAACCAGCATCGCTACATACTGACACGCACATCCTAGCTGTGGTCGATTTTGCTCTCATACAACTAGTAATATTATTTTGGGCCCCGACGAAATCAAACGTATTAATAAGTATAGTCTCTGCTGGTTTTACTATAACATATCGGGAATCATGGGGGATTTCCATTTCAGAGTCAGTATTAACATCCATTTCAAACGGGCCGTCCCACATATCATGTATAGTATCTGGTGTCACCAACATCGAATCTGTATTTTGTCGGTAATACCATCTACCTAGTCTGACATCATACGAACAATTATTTAACTGTTCTCGGTCAAACGGAAAAATGTGAATATCTCCAGAGTTGATAGCCTCTAAAATACCCCTATCAGACAGCACCGAATTCGTGCCTTCGCCTGACGAGAACGCCTTTACAAAATCTAATATCTCTTCATCATTAAGTGTGGAATCGCTATCGGAATCTTTATCAGAAATATCTGGGAGAATTGTGGTTGGTACCATGATTTACTATTTGTTTTATATGCTTAAGTACATTAATCAATAATCAGTTTATGAATATATAAACAATGGGTTGGTACTAAAATGACATCCCAAGTCATCAAGATTAAATTAAAGGATATTAAACTGGCTATTGCTAATTTAGCCAAACATGCTCAATATCCACTAAGAGACTTACATCGAAACGCTAAATTGAACCGTGACCATCGGTTAATAAGTTATACTGTAAGTGAGTTATACCATCAACAACAATATTCACTAATTATAGATGCCATTGAAAGCCATGATAGACCAAGTATATTAATTCCAGGGACAGTAGGTGCCTATTTGTTTGGCTGTTTATTACCCACGTATGGGGATGGTGAACGGGATTGTTCACCGTTATGTATCGGTAGCGTTCCATATCCGCCGTCAGCTAAAGGTACTAAATTTTGTGATGACAGTTGTAATAATCAGGTATGGGTGATTCAACGATATAGTAGTCGCGTCGAATATGTTAAGGTAAATGCATCAACCTCTAAAAGCGCTATTATATATGTTGATGCCGAATTTGGAGGTTTCAGTAGTTATGAAGTACAAACTTTTGCAAATCACGGTTTAAGACGTGTTAAGGTCATGGATACTACCGAAGATGGACATCATACACTATATAACGAATGTAAACTGTCAGATTTGCCAATGTCTGAAGGCCAATCATCAGTGTCAGCCGATAATGATGATGACAATCGAACTGCAGTTGTAGTATTGGTGTCAGTTATAGCCATCCTGATCATATTTGTGATACTTTGGACTTTATTATATTATTGATCAATCTAATTTGAATATATTGAAATATATACCCATATTGAAATATGGGTATTGGTAAATCTAAAAAGAAAAAACCACGGTTGATCCCAGAGAGCTCGTCAGAAAAAGTGGAACCACCAATTAGAGTGTCCGAAATCAAACAATCTGGTGGTAACATAAAATTACATCAGGAACAACCAGAAATAAGAGTTTTAGACCTATCAATAAGTGGTAACGTAAAAACTAATCAAAGCTCGGATCTGTCTAACCCTTAAAAATAGATTTAATTTCTTTTTTGTCGTAAAATGGGATCAGCTCCCTCGAGCGATATTGCTATATTTGATCCAAGATGGTTATTGGGCCATTCTTGGTTTGAGATTGTACATGGAGGACAAGAACAGTATAATGCTTTTGGTGCCAGAACTATGAGAGAATTAGACTGTGGTCAAATGGCATACACATTTAGATGGAATCAGTCCAGAGGCCTAATTGAATTCCAACAGGATTGTATTGTAGAGGGTAAATCGCGTCGGCGTAGATCTGGACTTGTGGAAGTTCCTGATATGAAAAATCCCGGATATCTGGTATTTTTCAATATAACCGATCACACTTGTTTACTAACATGGAGAGTGCTTGATTACCACCCAAATTGGTTGGTAGTTGAGAACCAAAATTCGGATATACATGTATTTTATTCATGCCCAACCATTGATATTTGTAGTTACAATGCACTAATGGAAAGACTAAGAACGCTCGGATTACCGACTAACCGGTTCTTAGTTAATAATGGTGTCATTACACAGCCGGTTCAAACCTGTGCACCAGCACCGACATGTGCACCAGCACCGACATGTGGACCAGCATCGACATCCGGGTTAGTAGCCGGATATGTTCCTGCTTCGTATACTGGACCTACCACGGTTCCGGGTGCGATAGCAGCGGCACCAGTAGCCGCTGTTGGAACTGCAGTTGGAGTACCCGTAGCCGCGACTGGAGGTGCGGTTGTTGGTGCCGCTCAATATGCACCTCAAGGTGTGGTTTATCTTCAACCTGTATAAATCTTAAAACCCATGTGAAACATGGGTTTTTAAAATATTACGCCAGAACGGGGTTTATTCTGCTTTTGAAATCTTAATGATCAATCTACCTGCGAATCCACGTAACTTTTTCGTAATATAAAGTGATCTTGAAACATCTCCGTCCCACAATCTGGAAAGTGGATGCCCGCTTGTTTTAGTCCCATATAAAACCTGGGAGCCTTCAAAGCCTCGTGGCGGGTACAGGAGCGAGGTCCAGACATCTTCTTCAGGTCCGGTATTGACAACAGCATTGATAAAGGCTTTCAGTTTTACATTCCGCGTAAAATCGTATCTATTTCCGATTGATCGGAAATAGTACAACTTCCTGGGTGTAGGAAGTTCAGCCGTCTTAAAATTTCTTTCTGCTTGATGCGGGATGTCTATTTTTGGCAAAGGAATATCCCGTAACGAATCTATGTAATTTTTGTTGTATTGCATATACTCAAGAACCCCCAAATCATCATTTAAATGGTCAATTCTAGGTATCGGTGTCTCTCTTTCGCTACTATTATACACATAATAGTATATAACTTGAACAAGATTGGCAGGGAATAAAATATTTGGTTCTGGCAGAGCACTAAGTCCTTCCAGTCGTAGTTGCACTTTACGAAGAGTATCCTCGCTGGCGAAGATCTCTCTTCGGGGTGCCAATCTCGGACTAACTGGAAGCGGTACGACCGAGCTCGCGAACACCGGTCTTGGAGCCGGTGCCAATCTCGGACTAACTGGAAGCGGTGCCTCAATCTCCGATCTCTTGACGTGAATCTGTCGTCGTGACGGTTGTCGTGACGACCCTATTTTCAAGTCACTGAACACCGATCTTGGGACCGGTCCGTCGACCAATCTCGGACTAACTGGATCCGGTGGCAA